TCTTTCGCTTCTTTTTGTTTCTCTTCTGCCATTTCTAACGCTCTCTTTTTTGCTTTTCGTAACCGTACTTCATCGTTTGCTATAACAGTTGCTTCCGCTAATGTTCTCGCATCATTCTCTTCCTGCCACTTCCTATCTTGTGCAGTTACTGGGTAGTTCATATTAGTTTTTCTCCTTTAATATTATTTGATAGTGATAGTTTTATCTTTTCTACTACTACTTAACAGCGTCATCATTAAAAGAATCATCAAAGTTTTCTTCTTCCGGCTTAGCATCCACCTCTTTATCAATAATTTGTAACAAATCGTCAGTTAACGCAGGCAATACAAGTCTTGCTATCGTTTTCTGTAATTCAGACTTAAATGTAGAACTACCGATTAATGTTTTTGCTACTAATGCATTTTCTAAATCTGACGCTAATTGTTCTACATCATAAGAAGTTACTAAATCATAGGTTACTTCCTCTGCTTTTTTCTCTATTTTTTCCCACTTTGCCCACAACTTAATTATACTCAATTTAGCTTTCGATACATTCAACCCTTTACGTACCAACTTACTGTTTAATAACGCAAACTCTGTCTGTAACGCTATACCGGACTTAACACCTTGGGTGGAACGTTCTGTTGCGTTTACACCACCCGTATTTGCAACTCTGTAAATTTCTTCTACTTTCCTTTCTATCCATAGTAAAATAGCTTCGATCGGTTCTTTAGATTCCGATTCTAACCAATCTGGCTTCGATTCTGGGAATTCTTTATCAAATTCTAATACGGCAGTAGGTCCTACGTCATCATCCTCCCCACCTGACCCCTCTTCTTTCGGTTGCCTTAACATAGGAAACGCACAGTAATCTATTATTTCCTCTCCCTGACTTAGATTATTAAGTATAGATATATCAATATAACATATGTCCTTGATATCTGATAGACCAAAGTACTTGATGTTTACAGACGTATTAATCAACCAAACAAAGGGTATTTCACCAAGTGTATTAATACCATGCTTGATTAATTTAGGAGAATCGTTTTCTATACTCCACACTTCCCACTTATTCACCCACCATAATCTATAAAAACCATTATCTTCTTTTAATTTTAAATAAGTTAATTTTGGACGACCAAACTCATCTCTTTCTTCAGTCCAATCCAATATACTCGTAGGAGCATAACTGGATAAGTAAGCATAAATTCCCTTCTTCTTTTCTTCATCTTTAGTCTCGACTTCTTTCGTAGGTCTGTCTACAATAATACCCACGTATCCGTAGATAGATGCAGACTTCTGTTCTTCTACTAAATAATCGTTTAACGAATTGCCGTAAAAGTCACAGTCTTTCGAAAACTTAACCCAATTTTCATCGTCTGCTAAACTGCCCAGATGAAATCTACTGGGTTTTTTAAATAAATAAAAATTTAATAAGTCGATTACCGAAGATGAATAACTAAATCCATACGCTTTTTTAATTCTTCTGTTATAGTTATCGTCTGACTCTCTTTCGTGCTTAGATAATGCACCTGCGCGGATTAGTTGTTTAATACCCCTATACGCAGCGTAAAATAATCTCCACTCTTCTTCGTTGGCTTCGTATTGGGAATTTACAGCCTCTAACTTCTCTTTTGTCATAGAATTTCCTAAACTTTCGCCCATATATATCCTCCTAACTTTTAATCGTTACTTCCAAAAACGTTTCTTCTTCTGAACATAATCGCGAATTGGAAATACCTTATCTATATAGTAACCTATTGCATCGGTTAAATGGGTTAGTTTTGGATCTGTTTTCTTATCTATAACACCATTCGACCCTTTTACTAACGTAACGCCCTCGAAATCTCTTATAGTATGTTTACACTTCGCAGGGTCAACTAATAATCCAATTCTACCACCTATCGACTTAACGCGAGAATTAACAGAATTTAGTCTCACCTTCTCGGGAGGATTTTTTCTTCGAATATGAAGATAAACGCGGTCTCTTCCGAATTCTTTATAAAGCAGCCTCTTAACTATCTCCCAGTCACTACCTTGTAACTTCGCAGATCCTAAGTTTCCTCCTGTAGCATCACCATAACAATAAATAGGACCTTCGTGGTGTTTCCAATCGTCTATAAATTTTTCTGTTACTATCTGCGTATTACTATTCCTTTCTACATATACTTCACCCAAAAGTTTCGTTACTGATTCTTTATATTTGTCCTTATCTTGTTTATGAAAGTATGTAGTTTCTTGTGCTACTACTGCAACACCTGGGCTTACGTTAAAATCTAAGGCTACAATCAACGGATCCGTTTTCGAATAATGGAGGTTTTTCTGTTTATTGTCGTCTGAAAATGCATAATATGCATTACCTTGGAACGACAGAAAAGACCCTTCAAATTCCTGTCTATACGTCATCTCATCCAGGTCTTGTTTTGCTGCTAATATTTCATCCGGATGTAATATGTCTGCGCTTATCCAATGGTATCTTCCCCATAATCCTGTAGTATCCTGTTGTGCTTGTAAATCCAATTCGTAGTAGTGATTTCTACCCTCTGGTACACCAATGAAATCTGCCCATCCCCTTCTGTCTGCTAATGCAGGTCTAATGTGTTCCGTCCACGCCGATGCTTTCGTATTTCCATATTCATCTAATACAAAACCATCCCACGGAACACCTTCCGCTCTCTCCGGTTTATCTAAACCCACTAACGATATAGATGCGCCAGTCCACAATAGTATGGTTAGTTCTGTTTCTGACTTATCTCGGATTAGTTTAGGATGAATTAAAGACTTAATATCATTCCAATATATGCGTTTTACTTGTTCTCTTGTAGGAGCACCAATTCCAAACCTGGGATCTGGGTACTTATAATTACGTACATTTAATGCTGCTCGGATTATCTTGCGTTTTCCACATATTTCTGTTTTACCAGACCTCCGTCCCGAAGGTATTATGTTAAACCTATGTGGAGACTTCCACAGCGCAGATTGTACCGGATGATATTTCATAGGATACATTCTACGTTCGGAGGGTGTACTTAAAGGCATAAGTCTCATTTGTATCTCCGCAAATTTATTTAAAAAATTATATCTTTAAACGTTTTCAAGTGGACACCATTCTGGTATTTTATTCGTCTCCTCTTCAGAGAGTCCACACCTCGCAGTCCTCTCACAATAATAAGTCTCTTTTCCAGTTAATGCCGATAAGTCTTCTACTACTAAGTATGGACATGTCCCACAGCATTCTATTTTTAATATTTTCATTTACATCTCCTCTTTTTCTATGTCACTATCCGGAATTGATCTATCAAGTCGCATAAATTCCTTCTGTATTAACCTCACAAACTCCGCAGGATCGGTTGCTACTGCCCCACTACCAGCTCTTGTGTCTCTACCCCATCTATCTGGATAACGTCTACTAATTAGGTCAAGTGCAGCTTTGTAGTTAGGTAACGTTTTCCTCGTTTTCGTCTTCGTCTCTACCAACTCATAAACTCCCGTCACTGGGTTCTTTGCTTTGGTCTTCGTTATCTCTACTACTTTCGCACCACCTTCTGCAGCATCACTGATAATGGCTACGTTCGCTAATTCCGCGTGTGCCGAGTTTTTTCTTAAATTTTGGACGAACTGGGCGTAGATGTTCTCTTTTTCTCCTCTACGAAGTGCGACGTTTCCCTTTTTCTTCCACGAATTCAAGGTATCTCCACTTATCCCCGCAAGTTCTGCCGCGCGACTTGCTGATAATCCCTTACGTACTGCTTTTAAAATAACTAATTCTCTTTGTGGCGTAAGTAATGATGTTCTTCCGCGTGGTGGTCTCGCTAACTTATTTGCATATAGTTGTTTTGATACTTTATCTATCTTTAATATACGGTTGATATCCGCATCTTCAGCAGAACTATCTGAGTCCAATTCAGTTAAGTGATCAAGCATAGGAGCTGATTGCGCTAAAATTGCCCTCCTTTTTATTGGATTTTTTTTATTGTTTTTTTTCATCGACTTTTGCTTGTTCTTTACTAACATACCACCCCCCTCCGTTACTATACGCAGTTCCCTTTTCCGCACTGTTCCACCATCTTAAACGTCGTTCGTAAGTAATAATCTTGGGTGTTACGTGGGTTAGTTTCTCTACATTTTCCATTGCTAAAATAACCTCCCTTTTTTTGTTAATAAGAATAATATATATAAGAATAACATATAAGGGAT